AGATAGAGTTTATGACAAATAGTAANAAACCAAAGAAAAAGAGAAGGACAAGACTAGACCCTGTATTTAAAGCTTTGAAAAAACCTTTCAAGTTACCATTTAAGTTAAAAAAATGGTTCTAGTTGAAAAGACTAAGAATAAAGTTAAGCTATTGGGTATGGCAAGACAACATTGTGCTAACTGGGATAACGGTAATTGCCTTGGTTGTATGATGAAGTCTAAAAATAGCAAGCTTACTTTTAGAATATCTAGTAAATTTGCCAACAAATCATGTCAAGTAGACAAGAAGTGTAGGTATTTTGATAATGTAGTAACACCGGGAATAAATAATGCAATTTGAATACATTGATTTAGTAGATACCATTGAAAGACTACAGAAACTATGTAATAAGCTAGAAATATCTAGTATATTAGATGGTGATGCAGAACAAATAGAGATGATATCAGAAATAATAGCTAGAATCAAAACTCTTGAGGTACAAAGAGTAGATTCTTTTGATTTAGCACAGAATAGCTACCAAGCTTAATATGGTTAAAAAAGAACATAGACGAGCAATAGTTATTCCTGATGTGCATTTTCCTATACAGGACGATGCCGCTGTTAATGTTGTGTTAAAAGCTATAAAGATGGTAAAACCAAACATATTCGTTTGTCTTGGTGATTTAGGAGAGTGGAAGTCTGTATCTCCTTGGCGGTATAAAAGACGTAAAAGACCACCATTAGAGTATACACTAGAAGATTTGAAGGTTGAAGCAGCAGCTGTTAATGATGGATTAGATTTATTTGACAAAGCTTTAAAAGAAGTGGGTTGTACTAACAAACATATGATTGAAGGAAACCACGATGATTGGTTAAATGCTTTTGTAGAAGAGTTTCCATACCTACCTGAATACAAATTCAAGAATATAATGGATTTAAAAGGTAGGGGGTATAAATACTACCCATATGGTCATTTAATGCAAATTGGTAAACTTTTCTTTTATCATGGTGGGCACTATAGTACTGTTAACCACACAAGACAACACGTACAGAATCTAGGTAAGAATATTGTTTATGGACATACTCATGATGTTCAAAGGCAAGGAGTGACCCATGTAGATGGAGCTCATCATGCTTGGACACTAGGATGTTTAAAAGATATGTCAAAAGAAAAGAATAAGTGGTTAAGAGGCAGATATCACAACTGGTGTCATGCTTTTGGTATAATTGACTGGTTTGATGATAATAATTTTAGAATTGATGTAATTGACATACATAAAGGTAAGACATACGTATGGGGAAAACTAATTGATGGAAACGCATAGAGTCCGGGGGGATGGCAAGGGCTATCAAGTAATTTAGGTTGGGAGTGGCTCTATGCATACTAAACTAGTAAAACGTAAGCTAGAATACCTGTATGACAATAAAGATGAGTTTTTTGATAATTGTGATGATGAACTTGTTGATGAATGGCGTGAATCCTCTACAGGCGATTGGATACTTACTGATGATGGTCAGGTATGTAGGATACTTCATCGTGGAGCATTTGACAATGGAAAAGAATATGTTCGTACTATTCTTGGTTCTTATCCAGTAAGAGACTCTATACAGATAACTGGAGATATAGCTGATGATATATATAGATTTACTAAATCAACAAAACCAAGACATAAAAGAATAAATGAAAAGAATCCCAATGGTAGAGAGATTGTGTTTGCTAAGTACGTCGCTAATGGTATGCCACCTGAACAAGCATACCTTAGAGTATTTAAAACAAATGACGCTGGTTATTCAAAAACAGCATCTACATCATTATTAAAAACTAAAAGGGTAAAGAAATTGATTAGCGAAGAAACTAAAAAGATACTTGGAGAGGTTGGTATTGATGAAGAGTACCTACTTTCTAAAACAAAAGACATTATTGATAATTATGACGCTAGGGATTCAGATAAACTAAGAGCTCTTGAAATGATGATGAAAATAGCTGGTATGTTTCCAAATGATAAGAAAACTGAATCTCTTACTGTATTTCAAGGATTTACTAAAGAACAACTTAATCAACTCAATAGAGCCGATGTTAAAACTATAGGTCATGCAGAAAAAGATATCACATAGCGATATATCACTATATATCATGCCTGTGTACAATAGCGTGATAAAGAAATGTAGAGTTTGTAATAAATCTATTGATAGTCATAAAAAAATGATAGTATTCAATGAATTTTATGTACCAGTAGGATTTAGTTGTAAGTATTGTCATTCTGTATATAATGAAAATGACAGTCTGATAAATCTTGGAAACCCTGACAATGTGGATATTTATGGAGAATCATGATTTTAATGATTTTTTTGAATCTTACTTAGACATAGATTCTTGGGCTGATGAATTAATAGAGAAAGAAAATGCAATACAAAGCCGTAGGAAAAACCATTTATCAGAAAAAAAAACCAAAAGAGAGATGGGAAATACTAAGAAAAACAATAAGTCCTTTACACGCAAAAAAAACGGTAAAAAGACTTGAACTAGAAAAGAACGAATGGAAACCAAAAAAGAAATAGAATCATTTAATATAGTACCTCCTCCTTCGGAGTCTAAGATAAATGATGAGATACTTAAAAAATCATTAACAGACCTTATATATTTTGGTAGAGCATTTTTACCAAAAGACTTTTTAAACAAAAGTGCATCTCCACCATTCCATTATGAAGTAGCTGAAAAACTCTTAAGTACTAAACCAGCAGCTAGAATATGTAATATACTACCACGTGGTTTTGGTAAATCTATTCTTTCTAAAGCTGCTATTGTACATAAAATGTTATTTTCTCCTCAAGGTGAAAGATTATTCATTGCTTGGGTTGCTGAAGAACAAGGTCAAGCTATTGACCATATCAAGTATGTAAAGTCTCATTTTGAATATAATGATAAAATAAAGTATTACTTTGGTAATTTAGCTGGAGATGCGGTTGGTAATAGATGGACTGAAAAAGATATTGTATCTGCTAAGGGAGATAGAATAATAGCAAAAGGTACAAGTCAGAGATTACGTGGTCGTACTGAGATTGACGTGCGTTATACTGGTATTATACTTGATGACTTTGAATCTGAATTGAATACTAAAACTCCAGAAAGAAGAGATGAGATAAAAAAATGGATTGTATCTACTGTATACCCAGCTCTTGAAGAATCTCCCGGTAGGGAAGGTTGGATATGGTTAGCTGGTACTATTGTTCATTATGATTCATTTCTACAAATGATTGTTGATGGTATTAAACAAGCTAAGGCAGAAGAAAGAGATTATCCGTGGGATGTTACATTTCATAAAGCTGTAGAGGATGGCAAACCATTATGGCCACAACAATTTCCATTATCCAAGCTAGACACAAAGAAAAAAGAGTTTATTGAAGCTGGTATGGTTAATAAGTTTGCTCAGGAGTATATGAACGATGCTAGAGACATATCTGACGCAGCTTTTAAAATTGATAAGATACAAAAACACAATCACACATTTGTATCAAAAGATAAATTTGCATATCTTGAAGATAATGATGGGAACTTTATTCCGATTAATGTGTATATAGGAGTTGATGTTGCTGCTACAGCTACAAAGAAATCAGATTTTCAAGTGATATTAGTAATTGGTATAGATAAAGATAAGAATAGGTATGTACTGGAATACTTTCATGAAAGGATACCTACTTTTGATGTTCCAGAAAAAATTATAGAATTAGCTAAAAAATACTCTCCTGTTAAAAGAGTAACAATAGAAACAGTAGCTGCTCAAGAAATGGTAAGAGATATGGTAACAAGAATAGCTACAAGTGACAGAAGATTGATACCGGGTATATTTAAGGGTGTAAGACCACCAGCAGGAATAAAAAAAGAAGATAGACTGGAAACATCTCTTGGCCCTATAGTTAATTCAAAGAAATTATATATTCGCAATACAATGACAGAAATCATTGATGAGTTTTTTGAACATCCATTTGCTAAGCATGATGACCTTATGGATGGTTTGTATTACGCTGATTATTATGCTAAACCGCCATTAAGTGGCAAAGTAGACAAAAAAGAAGTTGATACAAGAAACAGCTCATCAAATAAAGGCAAGAAATACAACTGGTTTACAGGAGCAAGAGTTAGCTAAAAAAAGTTGCTTTTTTTTGTTGACAAGCGTTATAATTATTAATTAACTTATAAAGTATCTATGCAAATACAAGAAGACCCAAGAGCTAAAACTACCAGAGAACTCTACAGACGTTATCGTGATGCCCGTTCAGAATGGGATACCGAAGCTCGTAAAGATATTGATTTCTTTTATGGAAATCATTTTAGTGATAATGAGGTAGATGAACTAGAAAGCAGGAATCAAGCAGCTGTACCAATGGATAGAGTTGGGCCTGCTGTTGAGAAGTTAAAAGCTATGTTANCTTCTAACTCTCCAGCTTTTACTATTATACCAAGAGAAGATTCAGACACAAAAGTTGCTAAGATGTGGCGTGTTGTTATGAGTTATATCTGGGAAATCTCTGATGGCAATGCTCAACTTAAAGAAGCTATACATGACCACAGCACATCTGGACTTGGTTATTTATATGCGTATATTGAACCAGATGCTGACTTTGGTAAAGGTGAAGTAAAGTTTACGAGTGTTAACCCA